ATAGTGGTATCACCAGTATCGTTATTACCCTTAAATTTAATTATTTTCGAACCTGGTTCGTATGGTAATAGTAAATTGCTTAATGGTGGGCTAGCAGTCAGTGCAGCAATTTCTTCATCATCTGCATCATTATTAGGATTAATGTCAAGATCTAGACCTAGATTTTTTGCTGCATTGATAAACGCACCTATCGATATTTCTTTTTTTGCATTAGTATCATTAGCCCGACCTGATAGGAATTGCACCAAAGCCATTAGCTTGGTATGATCAAGAGGGGCAGAGTTTTCTACTTCAAAAATTAACATTAACGTTTAGCCCGACCTATTCCCGATGCATCTGGTTCCGGTGGTGTTTCTTCTGGTGGTGCTTCACCTTCGGGAGCTCCTCCTTGATCTGGACCGGCTCCTTGATCTGTACCGGCTCCTTGATCTGGACCGGCTCCTTGATCTTGACCAGGGAGTGGTGGTGGTGATGCCTGCCCGGTTACGATACCCAATGCTTGATCCATTTGCTGTTTAGCTGATTGAATATTTTGTACCAATCCACCCAGGGCTGCTACTGCATCTTGGTTAAATTGCATTGCTTGATCAACACCAACTTGGTTTTTCATTTCATCAACCAATGCCGGTAAGTCTTTAAACTGCATACTTGACACTTCTTCCAACATTTTCTGAATGTCGTCAACCATTGCTCTGGCTGCCAACACTACTTGGGCTTGCTGAATCTCTGATTCGCGCAGTACATTATATAACTGTCTACGAACTTGTCTACTTTCTGTTTGCAATGCCCGCTTGGCAATTAATTTTTGTTCTTTTACGGTCAATGGTAGGCCGCGTTTAACCTTGGCCATGGCCATGTTAATTTCTTGAACTTGTTGTTGCCCTAGAGGCGGGGTCTGCCCTGGTACAGCAGGTTGTCCTGGCACAGCAGTAACCGCTTGCATCTGTGCTGACTGGTTGCTAGCTGCTTGCTGAATATTTTGTTGTTGTTGCTGGGCAGTTTTTAACTGTTGTTGTTGGGCTGCTTGTTTCGCAGCATCGGCTGTGGCTGCAACCGAATTAGGTTGAGGTTGATTTGCTGCATCTTGCTGTTGGTTAAAATCAGCGCCAACTGTTGATGCCATTCCAACAGTTTCTCCGCCTTCTTTTACCTTGGCCCGTAAAACACGTTCCATCATCATTAGTTTTAAGTAAGTAGGATTTTGCTCGCTGCTATGGAAAGCGGAAATGGCTCGTTGTTCATTTACCAGCTTGCTTACTTTTTTCAGCATTGTGCGTGCTTGACGTGTTGAGATTACATCAACATTGATGCTGTCACCGAAGTAACTTTCAAATACCTTAGCGGCTTGTTTTGATGGCGTGGTCGCGGCCAGTTCGAACAGTTTCATTATTAAATCCTTTTTGTTGATAGTATTTAGCGTAATTTACGCATTTTGTTAATTGTTGCTCCACCTGCTTTTTATGTATAATTTTAGATTCTAGCTTGGTTTCAACAGTTTCACGGAATAGCAAATTTTTACTGCGTTCCGCTACATTTGCCCGTATGTTAATATCATTAGTCAAAGCCATTAACTTTCTATCCAAATTTAGTATATCTCGAGCTAAGTTATAATTGGAAAATTTGGCAGCTATACACCAACTTAATGCTGTTTTTGTACTACTAAACGTGCCTGCATCAGTTGCAGAACAATAAACACGGCATACATTTTTTTCTTTCTTAATAACATATCGGCCAAATATCTCATAATCACCAGCCGCATTTTGGAAAATAAGGTTAGTAGTTATGTTAGGAAACTCTTTCCTAAAGGCTTTGTCAATATCTATTTCATTCATCATTTTATAACATAATGCTCTATAAAAAATCCTATAATTAATGCCATAGTGCCTATAATTCCAATACCCCAGGTAACTAATCTATCAGCATTTTTTTCGGTCATTTTTGATATCGAAACTTTGACATCTGCAATTTCCGAACAAAGATGAGTAATTTTATTATCTAAACTAGATAATTTTCCCTCAACTGCGGTGTATCGCTCAGCACATAATTCAACATGCGCTTCCAAACTTTTTTTCTCGATATCTGTAGGCTCAACCATAACGTCTCCTCAATAATATATTTAGCTTAATAAACTAAACCATATATTTTGATTAACACCATCAACTACTAAAAATGGGGTTATATTGTCGTTATCTCCTAATTGTACTAGCATAGGAACGCCGGCACAGTCGGACAATAGCATCTCAGTAGGGTTTTCCTCGGGTCCGTATACATAGGGGGTATCTACTTCAAAAACAAAATTCCACATGCTATCTACACATGTCGGGTTATCTAATTTTGCTATCTGTGTCCGTAGTCCGATCAGCTGTGTTATAGTTTCCCAATTGCGCTGCTGATTTCTTGCGTGATTCCATGAACGTTCATCTACGATATTCTTCCCCGACACGTCGGTAAACGGAACACTTGACGATTTATAATGCCCGGTAACTCCGGTAGCAGTAATATCAAACAACGTTTTGCAAGAAAATCTCATTCCGAATCTTTAGAAAGTTCATATAATACCTCAGCTTGGGAACATACATCATTGAGTGCTGCATTATTACGCCTAGCATTAAAGATATTCATCCAACGCTCATACTCGGCCCTCTCTTTTTCACGAACCTCATCGGTCGTATATAATTGTCTCTGGGTGTCGCTGGGCTTTCTCATGTACACAGTACGCCCGCCGTCCGGGCTTTCGAAAATTGTTATCTCAGTAATTTTGCTAACTATCATAATATATGTGTATTTAACTGATTATATCATAGTGTCAACAAAAAACCCGCCTAAGCGGGTTTAGTGTTTTTAAAGTTACCTTTAAAATTAGCTTGCTGATGTAGCTGTTGAAGCTAAACGGAAACCAACGTTAGTAACTGTAGCTGCTGCTACGTTACAACCATTAACGTTACCTAAACCCTGGATAGCTGCTTGTAATGTTGCTGCTGTATAAGCTGCTGTTGGGTAAATTGCGATGCTGAAGTCAACTGTGTTATTTGTGTTGTCAACTTGATACATTGCTACTGTAGCTGTTTGCTGGATTGTTTGAAGAATCGTTTGTAATGCACCGTTAACACCGGCTTGATTAAAAGCTGAATTGCCTAAACCAATTCCGAAAAAGTCCAGTTTTGGACCTGCGAAATTAACTGGTGTACCAGCTGGTGCGTATGCTGTATTTGCTGATAACTGTGGACCGTTAAGTGTATCGGTTGCGAATACTGGTTGTGAACCACCGTTTACTAAAGTAATGTATGCCATTTTTAAATCTCCTAGTTTGTGGAATCAATGTTCCTACTTTTATTTAGTCAAAATATAAAAAATGGCTATTATGGGTTAAATTATATATAGTTTTGGCGATTGTTACGGGTAAATGCAAAACGGTTAACCAGTTTACTGATTCCACCTGGTGAGGCAACTACCCATCCCTCATGACCGGGCTGTTGTCTATCTAACTGCTGCAATAGGTCCATTTTAATATCATGCAATAATACAAATGCAGTAAAGGCCGCACCCATTCCATCTAAATTAGAACTAGGACTCTGTAGGTATTCCACAATATTTCTATATTTGCGTGGTGTTACTGTATCCCGCAACCACATGCCAAATCTAGAGATCAATGTATCGGCAGTAAACCCTTCTTCATGTTCACTATGTATTACATTGTTAATGAAATCCACACATAATCTCGGCAAATCACTTATCTGCATCTGTCTAAGTTCCGATGGATTAAACAATGTATCAATATCATTACCATGTAGCTCTATTATATTTCTTAGTTGTTTAGTTAAATTACGGTCGCTGGGTTTAACATTATCAGTTGGTTTAACTGGGTTAATAATAGTTAATCCAGGTACTGGGTTAAGTTTTATATTACCAATAGGTTCTTTATTTGCACCGTGATCTTTGTAATATGTATGTACCGCCACGCCTACGTGACTGTTAGCAATACTTTCTCCCAATTCACTATTTGTTGGAATTTTATATTCTATCGTATTAGGTTTAAAAACTAAGCATCCGGTGTCTTCGACAGGTTTCTCCGAGTACAGTAGATCACCATGAATAAAACCTCGAAATTTAGTGGGCACAGCTCGGGCTAATAACGGCCATAACATTTCATATACAGGAGCCAGATGTTCTTTACGAGTACCCATATCATCGGCATCACGGCCATCTAAATGACTAATAAGGTTGGCGGGATTGGAAAATAGACCGTCGTAAGTTTTCGCATTGTACCCGCTAACGTCTGTTAATATAAAGGCTCCATTGTGGTCGCGACCAAATATAATAGCTGGTTTGCCGTCCCATTTTACTGTTGCTGAATTGGGGGCATCCTTGGCCAAGTGTCTAATGTGGGTAAGAGCGGCAGCAATTCCTGCGACACCTTTCCTAAATACCAAATCCTCAATATGATCGATGCCACGTGTTCTGCCACCGTGAATCTCGGGCATATCAGATTCTATTAACTTCAACATGCCCTTATTGACAATACGATCACGCAATCTAGAAAGAAAATTGATATCAGATTCGCTCTGTGGGTTGGGATTCTTTATAAAACTAAAATCAGTTTGTATAAAACCTCTGCCAGGATTGCCATTAATCGGAGTTTTGAAGTAGATCTTTGATCCTGAATTTTTTACATATTCTCTTGATTTAAGCTCTTGGCTATCACACCAATGCTGCAATTCTGCCATTAATTGATCCGGAGATATCTTATTGGCGTCCACATTAAGTTCTAATTTATGCAAACTATGTTGGTCAGCGTTGCTAATATTATCCAGTAGATTTAAATCAACCATGTGTTCAAGCCACTGTACTGTTGTTTTAATATCCGTCTGTT